CTCTACTAAGTAGTACCATTGGTCATCAAACCAATTATTGAGATAGTCATTACCCGTTAAGTCTTCTAATCTTTTCACTATTCGTTTTTCCCTATTCACCTGCTCACACCAGTCAAGGAAGTACCCATACTTGAGCGTTTCATATTGCCTATAACTACAATCTAAGTAGTACAGCAGGCAATGCCTAAATGTCTTTTGCTTTTCTATAGTTTCCATATTTTATTATCTAATCATTTTTAACTCTCTTTCCCCTGCTTTGCTTTCGGAGATGATGTAGGGTTCCAACTCATTCCCTCCTGTACGGGTTTTGTCTATATAAGCCTTGAAGTCCTTCACTAATACTCTATTCTGACAAAACCAATAAAACTCCTCCGCTACGGCTCCTTTGGGCATTCCCTTACTCATTTGTGAGATTCCAATAAATAGGGTTTGAGGAAATTGCAGGATAAGATCATGATAAGCTGTTGCTTTCTGCCCTCTAAAACAAGCCTGCACGCTGTCTATAAAGACTATCTTAGGTTGCTGTGGACGGCTAAGGCGTTGTATGAGCTGGTCCAAAGGCTCCCCACACACTAAGTATTTGTTTTTATATTGTTTAAGCCCTGTACGTTCCAGATTGGTAAGCAGTGAAAGGCTTCCGCACTCTTCCAAAGAGTTGTATAGCACCTTTTCCCCTTGGCATAATTCTCGCATCAATTGCAGTGCGTAGGTTGTCTTTCCGTGCCCCGAATCTCCATAGATAAGGATACTTCCCGCTCGCTCTATCTCCCCTAAGTGGGTATGCCAGGGCTCCGATAGGGGCAAAGTCTTATATTTCTTTCTCGCCAAGTCCTCATAGGTGTAAGCCCTTGGTATCGTTATTTTGTTATCTATCATTAGTTATTAGTTATTAATTGCCTGTGCGGCTCGCACTTTTTCTATTTCAGTACGTACTTTCCTAAGGCTTCCCTTGGTACGAGCAAAGAGTTGTTCGGGGGTAAGGGTAGAGCCGTTTGCTGCGCCTATCTGAGCTATCTGACCCAAGAGGAAAGCCGTAATTGCTTCGTTGTCTTGGGCAGGACTTACACGGCTATATTTCGAGCCGTAGCGGTCAAATATCTCTGCATACCCTACTTTTTTGATGTCCTTGTTGCGGTCTATTTTTGCCTGCAAGCCGTCAGCACCCATCATATACCAACCGCAAGCGTACTCGGTAGCATTCCATAGGCTCTTTAGTTCAAGGAAGGCGTGGTACTCCAAGTCTCCCGCCTCGTCCAAGATGATAAGTGGGTTTTCCAATTGTTTTACGTAAAAAACCAAGTCCTCATATACATCGGCATAGCGCCCCGTGTGAGCAATCCCAAACTCTTGGGCGATCTTGCGAATGAGCTTCTGTTTGGTCTTCACCTGTGAGCAGTCTATATACACTGCATTTTTGTTCTTGCTCACATATACTTTGGCAGTATGTGTCTTGCCAATTCCTGCCCTATCACATAGGATAGCCGATATGGAGCGCGCTTGGCAGGCTGAAAGTTGTAGGTAGATGTATTGGAAGGTCTCTGTCTCCACAGTGACCCAAGGACGTTCGTCCTTGAGTTGTACTTGGAGCCTGCGGGCTATGCTGACCCAATTGGCATCGCTAAGCACACCCTCCAATTCGCCTTTCTTGATACGGCTGTACTGCGCTGTGTTAATCCCCAAGCTCTGTGCGTGCTTGCTGTCGGATTGGTAGTTCTTTCTATTTTCGGCAATCGCCAAAATGATTTTTTCTTTTAATGCTGTTGTGATCATAGGTCTAATAAGGCTTTATTTATCATTTCTGTTTTAGTTTTCTGATAGGCTTTGTAGTTCGTAGTGGGTTGCTCCTCATAGGCTACTACAGGGGCAGAAGCGGCTACTTTTTGTGTCTTTTTCTCCACCGAAAGTGTGCCTATCTTAGATAGCTTTTCAGTGGTGATAGCTTTGGTATATTGGTCAAACTGCTTGATATAATGCATTTGCTCTTGGTATATCTCCTTATCGGCTTCTGTCCATTCGGCATTGGCACGGTTAAAAGATTTAAGGCGCTTACACTCGCAGAGGAATTGGTTTTCTTGGTACAAATATACCTCCTCTACACCCTCCTCATTGGGGAGGTAATAGGCTTGTACCTCATAGGAGGAAAGCAAGGAAATAACTTGTGGGTTGGGCAATTGGTACTTTTGATATTGCACCGTTACATATTGGTTCCTGCGTATGGTAGTAGGTACACATCTGCCTATATATTGCGCCAAGAGGGCTCGGTTGAGTTTCGGTAGGTTTGGATTTACATTTTCTAAAAATACCTGCAAACGTGTCTTTCCAGGGAAGCGCTCTTGGTCGGGGTGTGGCTGATTGTTATAGAGGGTTTGCTCTTCCATTTCCGAGGCTACTATCTCTTCGTAGGTAGCCTTAGCCTCCTTGTAGTTATCGTTGAACTCGTCAAATATCTTTTGGGTAGTTACGCGGTTGCTGTCTCGTCGTGCATAGTGTCGCCCTACGTTTTGGTGTCTGTCTTTCTCTATCCCATACTTCTTACCTCGTATCATGGTCTCGGCATACTTCTCTTGCGAATTGGTTGGGTTACAGAATCGCACAAACGGGAAAATGTTATTGGCTTTGAGCAAGCCCTCCACATGTTCGCCTGTAAGGTGTCGCTCTACTTCTATCTGCATTGGGGTACCTAAGCCATATTGAGCCGTAAAGCGAAACATAGAGCGGAAGCAGTCCAAGAATAGTTCATTGTCTTTCTTTCTGCTATGGGCTATACCAATCAAAGCCGTACTCATCACATCATAAGCATAGTAGGCCATTACTTTGTCTCCATTAGGTAGCTTGGTGTGCATTAGGTCTCGGTCATCCAAGGTAATCTTACTCATAGAGTAAAGGGGTGCATGTCGATTAACGTGCGGACGTTCCTTGTGGCTAAAGTCATATTCTCCGTTGCGGGCTTTCTTGATAACCAACTGATTTTCGGGCTTGTTAAGCCATAGCTTTACGGTGCTTTCAGAGACTTCTAAGATGTTTCCGTGTTCGTCGCAAAAGTCCTGCTCCACATTGAAAAGTTCACCAGTGGCTTTGTCAAAGATTTCTATCTCGCCATAAAGGAACTGCCTATAAATATCATACACCGAACTCATATAGGGTTTGTTAGGCATGCAGCAGATAGAGATAAAAAGCCTTTCCATTACTTCCGTTACTACCTTGGCGTTGTCCGAACCCTCACCTTTGTGGATAAAAGCATAGTAGCCCTCACTGAGATACTGGTTATATTTGCGTTGCAGGCTTCTTGGGTTATTCGGCAGGTCAAAGTGCCAACGTTCGGGGTTCAGCGTATTGACAGCCTCGCTAATGTTTTTCCATATCTCCACCTTTTTTCCTTTATATAATGGATTTTTTATACGCCCTTTAAAGAGGCTTTCAATAGCGTTTAAAATCATAGCTGAGGTAGCCTTTTCCCTTTGCTCTTCTATCTTTAGGGGCTTTCCATTGGGCTTGCGGTGACTTGAAAAGAAGTTAATAGCTTCCAAGTCGGGCACCAAGAGAGGCTCAAGGTCATTTTGCAAAATCTTACTATCTTCGGGTCTGCCCAACATTCTTACACAAAATTCCTTGATATTAACCCCTTTCACCACAGGCAATTCGTGGAAAGATACCCATGCTTCGTTGCCTAAGCCTTTCCCTGGTTGGGTAGTGATGAGCTTACCACGGCTACATAGCTTCTTGTAGTAGTCATAACTCATCAGTCCCCAATCATCGTATAGGAGCCGTGCAGGTATGGATAATATGTTTTCTTTGTATGCGTACATTTGTGTATTTTTTTGGCTTTTGCCTTGCTCCCTAATGCGATTTCGCTTCGCCAACCTTTGGGTTGTCAGTCCTACTGACTTAGGGATTTCAAACTAACTAATATTAAGGGTGAAAGTTTTCCAGTTTTTAGGCTTATAATCTCTATCAAATATTACAGTAATACATTTTTTACTATTGTTGTGAGGTGCTGAATCTTCCTCATTATCGTCAAGAGTACCATTTTCATTAGACTTTCCTATGTTGGAGGCTATTATAATTAGCGAGTTTT